TGTAAACTTTTCTTTATAAGTATTTACATGAATGAAGAAGAGTTATACTTACAAGAGAAACAAAACCGTGGTGTTATCATCAATGACGATGACCAAGACTGGGGTGGTTGTCCATCTACTTACGAAGAAGAACAAAAAAAAGAGGGGTAGTAAAACTCCCCTCTCCCAAAGACTTACAGGCCACTTAACTTAATAAGGCTTACGCTCTACTGCTTTGTTCTCCTATCTGTTGTTGTTTGCTGTGATTAGCAGTCATTCATCATTTTCTCCTCCATGGTTATACATACTATAAGTGGTGCGACCAGCCGGACTTGAACCGGCAAGCTCTGAAGCGACAGATTTTAAGTCTGTTGTGTTTACCAATTTCACCATGGTCGCCTTGTCGATATTGCCTCGTTCATATTCTATTTGAATATAGAAGTCATTGGCTTCTTTAGTCATAAGTGGTTGATGCATTATCAACTCCTTGAATTGGCCTGCCCGACAGGATTCGAACCTGTGACCTACGGTTTAGAAGACCGTTGCTCTAATCCAGCTGAGCTACGGGCAGATAAGGTTACTGTGTTTTACGGAATGGTCTGTACACACTGAAATCCTTTGTACAGGTTGCTTTACCTTTATCGTAGGTATTAAGTTTAATCTTAACACGCCGTACTTTCTTGGCGTATAACTCTACTTGTGGTAAATATTGTAATGGAATGTTTTTGAAATTATACAACTGAAATAGATAGTCAGTTGTTGTTTTAAGGCTACGAGTGTCCACCTTAAATCTCCTTTTCTCAGATTAAAACTTTTTGTTAAAGCCTAGGGTGAAATTTCTATTTACTTGATTATAACCATCAGGTCTTTCATAATCAACATCTGTTATATTATCAATACCGGCGTACATTGTCAAGCTTCCTTTTGTTGTTGAGTAAAATAAATCTGCTGTTGTAACACTTTTCATTTTCTTTCTTGCATAAGTCGTACTATCTATATCCATGTGACTACCATAATAATTAATGTTAAGATTAAAACCATTGAGTTCAAAGTTTGTTAAGTTTGTCCACTTTGGCTTTCTAACTATCTCAGCACCATTACCGTCTTCAGCGATAACAAATGCCGTATTGTTCTTTATTATAACTGAACCTATATTGTTTGTCAAGCCTAATTCGACACCATGTCTATCACTTTTTTTCGTATCGTTAACATATGTACTGTTTTCATATTTTAACAGATTGTCTATTTCAGTTTTAAAGAATACAAGGTCGCCTTTGTCCCATCGGTAACCAAGTTCGTATGTTTTACTTTCTTCTGGTACTAGATTACTATTACCTAAAAAACCCCAATTGTCTTTACCATACATTTCATAAACAGTTGGCGCTTTGTAACCAGTTGCATAACTTAATCTTACACCGTTCTTTTCAACACCTAATCTATATGTTAGTTGGTCATCAAAAGTATTTGGTGTATCATATCTAAAACCTAAATGAGATTGTACACCACTATCATGTGATTGGTCTACACTGTAAAAGTATCCGTTGTTTGTTCTATTTTTATTTACTTCACTTTCATAACCAGAGATGTTTGTATTAAACTCTATATTAGAATATTCGTATTCAGTTCCTAATGTATGACTTTTGTTTTCATGGTGTAATGTTTTCTTTGCAAGTAATGTTGTTGTGTCATTTAGATATGTGTCAAGTGTACCTTTATCATCATATACTCTATCGTGTTTAGTATGATTGATTGTGTATTCTTCATCTTTGTTTTGTAGCGACAAATAATAATTATTGAATTGCCAATCAGAAGTATAATCTGTATAATCTGTTGACTTGTCTAAATCTGATTTGTTATGTGTTTCTATAATGTTTGACTTTAGAATATAACTATTATCTAAGTAACTTTCTGTTTGAAAAATATAGTTTCTATTTTTGTATTCATCGTTTTCATTGCCGTCAACTACAGATATACCATCACTTGTTTTGTTTTCTACTCTAAAATCAATTAGTGTATTACCTACATAATCGCCAACTTTAATATTTTGTGTCCAAGTATTGTTAGACCCCACAGAAGCGCCAATGCTATTATCTTCATTTGCTTGTGTAATCATATTAATAGTTCCACCAATTGAGTTTGGTCCGTAAACGCTACCCATAGGTCCTTTGATAACTTCTATTCTATTAACACCTAAGAAACTATGTTGACTAATATCATCTGTACCACCTGGAGTAGAATGGTCTTTGATTGCAATACCATTTAAGGTGATGAGTGTATGATTTGAGTTTGTACCTCGTAGAAATATAGAAGACATTTGGCCGTCAGGACCAGATTGTACTACATTTAAAGATGGATTGATTTCTATTTCTTTTGGTTCAATAACTTCATATGAATAAGTTTTATATGCTAAATCATTTGATGTTCTAAATCCGTAGATTGTAATTTCAAGTTCTGCTTTTGCTGTAAATGGTATTAATAAGAGTAAGGCCGGTAGTAATATTTTAAACATAATTTTCCTAGTAGAACACAAGTTAATGTAGAAACCAATAAATTGAAATCAAATGGTATCGCCATTATATAAGTGTTTAACAAATCTCCGCCCCATTTGTACCATACGAAGAAGTTAATAATTAAATGCCACAATAACACACCTGTGAAAGTGGCGTAGATTTCATTTTTAATATGTGTTCCTAGGATTGTAAATAGAATAACACATGCATAAATGGGTAACATTAAAGAATGAAATCCAATAAACAAATCTTTCACAAACATACATGAAAGAGGTATAAAGTATTGCAGGTATTTGTTGCTAGTGAATTGAGGTAATAATAAAGCAATAGCAAAAATAGGCGTTACATTCATACATGTATTTATATTGGTCGGAGATGTAGGATTTGAACCTACGACCCTCTGGTCCCAAACCAGATGCGCTACCAGGCTGCGCCAATCTCCGTCAGTTTATTTGTGTCCGTGTTCAACAAGATATCTAATATTACTTCTGTGAATACCAATATCTTTTAGTTCTCGGTCCGTTAAGTCGTGTAATGTCTTATAACATCTTTCTTTTAGTAAGTATCTTTTAAACCAGTTAAACATTCTTTTTCATCTCCTTGACCTGTGTCATTAATTCTTTTGCTTCTTTATGGTAACCCATAAGATAAAGTTGGTGAGCTGCCTTTGCAGTACCAACTACCTCGAAAGTTGCTATAGACCAGTCGAGAAATTTATTAAATATTTTACTTACAGTGGTTGCGACCAAGTCGCAAATTTGGCATGACGCCAGGTACATCGTTTGAACGGACATTCTTTTTCCTTTTAGAGTTTGTGATTAAGTAAATCGTTTTGACTTACACAGATATTTATAAAAGAATGCCCTTTTTTATTGTTGCAAATCCGTAATGGATGTTATGCAGCCTGCAACATACTCATTGGTACACGATAGCTACGACCTGCCATATCGACTAAACATTTGGTCTGATTAATTTTGGTAATCACACCAGGAGTTTTCTTTGTCTTTTGAACAACAAATACTTTTTGTCCAACAGATAGTGTAGCTTTACCAACAATCACTTTCATTTGTGATATAAAATCAGAAAGGTCGTTAAGTTCAGCAAGGTTCATTTTTTGTATTTCAGTTTTCACATTTTTCATAATATAGTATCCTTATTTTAGTTTAAGTAAAGAGGTCCAGTCCAGTTCATCATAAATCCTTCGAAGACATTTCCTCTTGCTCGGTTTAATGCAGGTGCATTGTATCCCGCTGGTTTCAAAATGTCACCGATTTTAAAACCTCGTTTAGCAAGTTTATCGGTAACTTTAGCAACAACAAAGCAATGCACAGAGTTGTCACGGACTACTTTAATATAATTTCGTCCAGTTTGTACTGAACACTTATCTTCAAACTCTTTAAGAGATTGTTCAAAATATTCAGAACGCTTTTCGCCTTTAGAAGAACGGTCTGTCCACTGAGCGTAGTCAAGTTTAGCCGTTTCAATAATATTCTTAATACCTTCTTCAAGTGAGGTAGCAACTTTTTCACACATTATAGTCATAATATAGTCCTTTCAATTAAGCAGCTTGTTGAGCAATTACCATGTCAACAGCGGCGTCCCATAATTTAATAGCATCATCGTTATTTTCGAAACCATACTCTTCAGCAAAATCCATTGAAGAAGAAGAGGCAGTACCATCTACATCTACTGTATGATTGGTGATGATTTTAGCGATTGTTTCAACTTTGGCAGTATTGTAAATAAGACCTTGTTCGGTATGTATTTGAATTTCACCATTGTCAGCAGACAAGAAGTTGATTTGGTCGTTAGTGTTTTTATTAGGGAAGTTCATAGTGTTTGTATCCTTTTTCATTTTATGGTACCATTATACCATATGTTTAAACAGTTGGCAAGCGGTTTTTTCACTTTTTTTTAATTTAATGCAATTAACATTAACAATAGACTATTCAATGAAAATCCTATTGCGTTAGATACGATATATAACATATCTTTAGCATATATAGCTCTTACTAAAAATAGAAACAATCCTAACCATACTAATAGTATGAAGTTTAATGGAGGCAAATTTGTTGACCAACCCATTAACACTGATAGTGATGTCGGAGCAGTTGCACCGTGAATAAGTATCATACCTATCCAACCACACGCTTCAGAGATTTTATTTGATTTAATTTTTTTCATAGTGTATCCTTTCTTATCTTATGTGTCCATTATACCAGATACTTTGTTGTTTGGCAAGCACTTTTTTCAAATTAATTGCTTTTTATTGCAATAAAACCACCAACTAACATTATTGCTAAACCCATTAGTGAGTACATAAGCATTTCAGTTAGAGTATTTGCTGATTCCATACATTTTCCGTCACAATCGCCAGCAGAACCAGCCATCATCATTATACCAATTACGATTAATAGAGCGCCAAAAGTGTTTATCATTGTTTTCATAGTTTATCCTTTGTTTTTTTAACTTATACATACATCCTACACTAGATAAATACCTTTGGCAAGCACTTTTTACAAAAAAAAGCAAAAAAATCACTAAAAAAAGCAAGTAAAATCAATAAAAAATGAAATATTTTGTTCTAGTTTTGTTCTTTATGTTAATTTCGTGTTCTCCGAGCGTAAAAAACTGTAAATTATCGCCGGATTACGAAGCAACTGCTAAATCAGCGTTAGAAAATAGAGATGATTTGAGCAAAACTGAATTAAGAGCTGGCAAAATGGCTTGTACTTTTTGAATAAATAGTCGGAAAAGGTAATTTATGAGCAAAATGCGATTATTTAAGTTTTGGAATGAAAAAGGTGATGAAAAAGAAAAAGAAGCGATGAGTTTGAAGAAAGCCATCATGTCTGTACAATCAGATTTTAAAGATAGAATGATTAGTGTTGAGTATATCAGTAAAAGAGGCAAAGAGATGTGTCACGGTGTACTAATACCAATTGGTCGAAAAGTAAAACAAGCATTGATACAGGAAAGAAGACGAGAAGCGTTAAAAGCTAAAGGAAGATAAATGCCAGCAATTTGTAGAATAACAGATAGTTTATCTACTGGTCATATATGTGCTAGTACAACAACTATAGCCTCACCTAATACAGACGGTACCGTTCATGCAGAAGGACTTGATGTTATAGTTGTTGGTGCGCCAACAGTAGCACACCCTAATCCGCCATCACCTCCATGTCCTGACCATGTAGCAAACTTGAACGCAGGTTCGCCTACAGTGTTTGTAAATGGTATTGCAGTTGGTAGAATTACAGATAGTGCTGATAGTGGTGCAATGACTTCAGGTGCTTCTACTGTTTTTGCCAATTAAGTCTAAATAAACCTTATAAATATTACCGATATGGCAATTTACGATGCATCAGCAAATAACTCTAGTAAACGAAACAGTAGAAGATATGTAGATATCGACTTAGATTTTGGTAGAAACTCTGTGACTAACGATATAGTCAGAGTTGAAGATGTTAATGCTGTTAAAAGAAGTGTACGAAATTTGGTACAAACAAATTTCTACGAAAGACCTTTTCATCCAGAATTAGGTTGTGGTGTAAGAGAATTGTTATTTGAAAACTTCACACCACTAACTCGTATATTTCTACAAAGAAAAATTGAAGAAGTTATAACAAATTATGAACCAAGAGCATCACTCGAACAGGTAGCTGTTGATGATGACCAAGATAAAAATAGATTGGTTGTTGATATTTATTTTTATGTACAAGGTGTAGCAGACCCCGTTTCAGTAACGACATTTTTACAGAGGTTAAGATAGAATGGCAAAACATAAGTTAAATGTATCAGAGTTAGATTTTGACCAGATAAAGTCAAATTTAAAAACTTTTTTACAAAGTCAAACAGAATTCCAAGATTATAATTTTGAGGGTTCAGGACTTTCCATTCTATTAGATGCATTAGCATACAATACACACTATCTTGCTTACTTGGCAAACATGTCAACAAATGAAATTTACTTAGATAGTGCAGACATTAGAAATAATATTGTATCACTTGCCAAAATGGTTGGTTACACACCAACTTCACCAAGAGCGCCTAAAGCTGATATTGATATAGTAGTCAACAATGCTTCAGGTACTTCAATAACAATGAACAAAGGTACCGTGTTTACAACTACAGTTGACGAAACATCATATCAATATGTAAACAATGCAGATATCACTATTATACCTGTTAATGGTGTTTATAGATTTTCAAACTGTACTTTATACGAAGGCACTTTGATTACATTTAAATATACAGTTGATGTAAATGACCCCGACCAAAAGTTTGTAATACCAAGTAATAGAGCAGATACCTCAACACTAAAAATTTCAGTACAAAATTCAGTTACAGATACTACACTGTCAACTTATACATTTGCTAATGATTATTCAAATGTTACAAGTACAACTAAATCATATTTTTTACAAGAAAGCCAAGATGGTAAATTTGAAGTTTACTTTGGAGATGGAATAACTGGTCAAAAATTAGAAGACGGTAATATTGTAATTATGGAATACATTGTTTCTAACACAACAGAATCCAACGGTGCAAGTACATTTACACTATCAGGAACAATCGGTGGATTTACAGATGTAACAGTTACAGTAAATTCTAATTCACAAGGTGGTGCAGAAGCTGAAAGCCAAGATTCCATTAAATTTAATGCGCCGTTATCTTATGCAGCTCAAAACAGAGCCGTAACATCTTCAGATTATGAAATGTTTGTTAAACAATTATATCCAAATGCATTATCAGTTAGTGCGTGGGGTGGAGAAGATGATGAGGTGCCAGTTTATGGTGTCGTAAAAATTTCAATAAAACCACAATCAGGTTCGACACTAACAACGCAAACTAAAAAAGATATTGAAACACAATTAAAAGTTTATAATGTTGCTTCTGTGAGACCAGAAGTTGTTGATGCTGAAACTACTAGTGTCATACTAACATCAAATGCCAGATACAATGCAAACCTTACAACTAAAGGTGCAGAAACAATAAAATCAGAAATCATTGATGCTGTTACAAATTACAATACAACATCACTACAAAGATTTGATGGTGTTTTCAGATATTCAAAAATAGTAGGTATTATTGATGATGTTGATAATAGTATTGTATCAAACATCACTTCTGTTAAAATGAGAAAGTCATTTACACCAATATTAAGTACATCATCAAGGTACGATATTTACTTTAGAAATTCTTTATACAATCCACATACAGGTCATATGTCTAGTAGTGGTGGTATTTTATCTTCTTCAGGTTTCAAAGTTTCAGGAGATACAAACGAAATGTTTTTAGATGATAATGGTTCAGGTGTAGTTAGAAGATATTACTTTGATGCAGGTGGTGTTAAAACATATTCAAATACAGAACAAGGCACAATCAATTATACAACAGGTCAAATCGTAATCAATTCACTAAACATAACATCAATATCTAATATTAGA